TGGGATATCGATGCTTTTCGGCGCGCTGCCGTCGTAGGTGACGCTGTTGCTACCGCTGGTGATGGTCAACGCGTTGGGGTTCGGCAGCTTATCCTCCGTCGTCGCCAGCTTCGCGTTGCTGGCCTGCACACCAAAACCGGTAACAGCTACCGTAAAGGTCTGTGCCGGAAAGCCCATATCCGCCAGTTCGCCGGAGCCGGAGAATATCCATCGGCCAAGTTCAGGCACTGGGATGAATAGCGGCAGCGTTGCGGTGTACATTCCCATCTTACACCGGCATTCCAGCACCTTCCCCGCCTCATACGCCGCATTGATGTCGGCCAGCGCCACCGGGCAGGTATAATTGGGGTAGTCGCCCGCAAGGTCGATGTAGAACACCTCCGCGCTGTCGATGCCCATTCGTGCAACGGAGTAGCTGACGGCGGGGCTTCCGGTGTTGAACGTGGTGGTGACTTTCGTCCACAAATATTTGCCCTGCGGTACGGTGGGGATTGTCGTGCTCCAACTACCGCTGGGGACAATCGTCCCGGAATCAGATACCATGTACTCCACCGTTGTACCCGTCACAGTGGCGGAGGCTCCGGGGTCGCCCTTTTCTCCCTTGATTTGATACCACGTGTATTGCTGCCAGTCATCAGGGGCTTCTGCCGCCGTGCCGGAATACACGCCCATCCACGCATCCGGCAGGTCGCCCATACTGTGACTGGACGCCGTGGGCTGCTGGCTGGCGTATTTGATCCAGACGTGACTTGCCTCGCCGGTATCACCCTTTGCGCCGTTGGCCACCGCGAACGTAAAGTATGTGCCGTCCGACCGGGTGAAGCGGTACGTATCCACCAGCCCCACCGTAGACAGCTTTTCAAACGCTGTCAGGCCGTTGCCGTTTGTCACGGTAAAGGTTTTCGTGGTGGTGTCGGCTAGCGTAATGGTGTAGGTGTCCACAAGCCCATCCGTACCGGTTTTGGCAATATTGGAAATACCGCCGTGACCGTCAGCCGCCGCCGTCAGCCAGTTCAACAGCGTCTGCCCTTGCAGGCGCTTTGCCGTACCGTCCTGTTCCAGCACGAACATATCCGTTGACTTGATCTGCTCCGCTGCTACCAGCTCGGATATCGCTTTATCAGCCATTGTCAGCGTCCTCCTTGTTCTCAGTATTCATCGCCGCCGTCAGCGCTTCCAGCGCATTGATACACGCCAACAGCCGGTCAAGGTTGCTTTTACCCCGTACCTCCACACCGTTCAGTGTGGTGATGATGGCAGATAAGGTTTCCTTCATGTGCATTATTTCTCCCCCTCATACGGTCGCCGCAGCGCTACACGCACGGCGCTGGAATCGTTGTAGGCGTATTCAACGCCGATAACCTTCGTGTATCCGTCATAGACTGTCGTTTCGCCGCCCGCAATGTATTCCATGTGCCGAGTGTTGGCAGACGCGCTGAACGCAGTCAAAGCGTCTATCAGAGTCACACCCAGAATATCCACGTACAATATGCCAACAGACGCCAAACCACAAAATGGGCAGTCATACGCAGTGCCATTGGCAATTTTGAATTTTGGCATAGCTCTACGCCCTCCCGATCACATAAGTTGCCGCATCTTTCTTCATCGGCCTATAACTGTCGCCGTTAATGATAAAATTGTTTCCCGCAACAGTTAGCGAGGATATTTCTGCGATAGCGGCGTACATCCTGTTCGTCCACAGCTTTTCGGATTGAACTTGCCCGGTTACGACCTTATTTGCATAGATCACATCCGCAAAGTAACCGTTGATTGTGCTATTACATGTGCTTGGGTAGACTGACCCGGACGTGATATGCCTGTTCACAATGGCATCTGTTCCGATCTGACCGCCGCCCACAGAAAAGCTTGCAAGTCCCGCTCCGTCAAAATACCCAGCGTTGCCGCCGTAGTCGATGCTCCCAGCCTGCACCGTTCCCAAAAATTTGCCGCTGTATGCGGTCAGATTGCCGCCGCTGTCAACCTTGAAATACTTGCCAAGCTGAATACCATTTGGGCCAAAATAAATGCCGTTGGTATTTGTGCCGCCCCATGTCTGGCCGTTGGTACTCAGATATCCGTCTTTGATCGTCAAGCCACCAATAACGCCGCTGGTGGCGGTGATTTTACCCGTAACGCTCAGCCCGCTTTTATCGGCTTTCAGCACCGTACCGCCGTTGCTGGTCAGCGTCCATCCGTCCGCTGTCAGCGTCCATCCGAAACTCGCATTATCTCCGCCCTTGCGGTCTACCTTGGCACTGATTTCTCCGGCCTGGATGTTTAGCGCCGCCCGCAGCGTCTCGTCGTCCGCTTTTCGCGCCTTCACCTCCGCACTGATTCGGTCGGCAATAACAAGTAGGTTTGCTTTAGTCTCCTTATATTGCCGCTCCGCTTTCCGTATAGTAGGGGACTTGTATTCGTACTTGTAGTTGATTTTTTCCCCACCCGGGGCGGAAATGTTGGCCGTATATAAAGGACCATGCAAAATTTCTTTTTTATAAATGCCACCGTATACGCTTCCACCGGAAAATGCGTCACCAAGTTCTACCGCAGGGTTAATATGTGCGCCTGATGCCGTGTACGGTTGATACTGGAATCCTCGGACGCTCGACAAGATTTTATTTGCCATTTCTTGTGTGCCCCACGGGCAACACAGTTTCAGCGTTTGTCCTGTATCGGTGCCTGCGTTATATTCCATTTCGTCTGATACGGAAATCGTGACCTTGGAATATCCATCAAACGTGTTTTGCTTTTCTAACGATGATACGTTTTTTCTTACGTTTATTACATCAGACAACGATTCTGTCACCTCCAAACGTTATGGCAAATCCAGCATTGTCGATCAGGTATCTCGTTTCCTTCGGTATGTCCCAAAAACAAACGAGTTGCAGTTCTCCGGTTTCACTCATGATAAAGCAGCCTGCATACATTGCTGCAATATACGACAAATACTCTCGGCACGAATATGTAGTGTTATATTGCACGAGGTATTCGTTTTTCAGTGCGTTTTTTGTGCGTTTATCCACCGTAACGCCAAGAGCCGATGCGATTTCTCTTACAACATCGATGTCCTTTGCAGGCCACGTTAGATTTGTGTTTGACGGGTAATCTTGTTCAGAAAACAGAAGTGCATCGTATCCGTGGATGCGAAGCCATCTAACATCATCGTCTTCTGCATCTTCTTCAATCGAATCGATGAAGAAAACGCCTTGAGGGAGCCATTCAGAAGAACGTGTGCCGTCTGTGATTCTTGCATAAATTCCGACGCGGGAAAGACCAGGTATCTGCCCAATCGGCTTTAACATTTTTATGTTTACTTCACGACTAATGCAGTTCCCACAGGACGGCTCATCTCCATCAAATAGGCCCCCAGATGTTTCCACACTTGAGAGCATATTTGCCCCGTATCCTCCATCGGCGCCAGAAGTCGCTATAAGTATTCGTGTACCGCCAAACGTTATATGATCTCCTGTTTTTTCTACGAGAAGTCCTGATTCCCCAATTGCAACTCTTGTTTCAACGGTATAGTCCCCAGCCAGTAATTCCTTGTATAGTGCAGATGTCTGTTGCATTTTTCTGCTCCTTTACTTTTCGACAAGCGGGAATGTAATGTCTGTCCAGATGGATTCACCGGTTTCAGGTTCAACCGTAGAAATCGTAGACGGCACATTATTTGAATAATACTGTGCAGATACAATTTCATGTAGCGGATGCAAATTTGTCTCAACAATTACAAACTCCGGAAGGATCAACCTCATCAGATCAATCTCGTCTGCGCGATGCAATGGCAGGCATTTTACAGTTGCCTTATACTTAATGGCTACCCGTCCGCGATGCATCGTGCCATCCATTGTTCTTCCAGCCTTGTCACTATCCAAATCGCTTCTTGTCCAAACGATGCCGCCATTTTCGATTAAATGCATAATGTCTGTCCCGTCAATTTTGAAATACGGTTTTGCCATTCTTACACCCCCAGCGCACGCTGTCTATTTCTTTGCTGTCGCGTGATTTCAGGAGACAAGACACGCGCCAGCTGTGCAAGGTCACCGGTGAACTTAATCGTGATGTCCTCTCCGCCACCAAAGTTGTTTATCTCTTCGCGTACAATCTGACGGATAAGATCTGCTGGTGCTTCGATGTTTGTCCCTTGCTTTTGGTCGCCCAGCACCGCCATAAACTCGCGATTTGGCGGGATAATTGCTCCCTTAGCAAGTCTCGGGATTTGCAGCTCTGCAATGGGTCTAATGTTAAACCCAAAAGAGCCTCCTCCGAGCCAATCTGGGATTTTAATTTGGAGGGAATTTAGCTTACTAATAAGCCAGTTGATGCCCTTGATGATGAGGTTTACAGCTGCCTCCAAAACGCCGACAATGGTATTCCAAATGCCACGGAAAATTTCTTTGATGCCTTCCCACGCTTTTTCCCAGTCCAGCGTAAACACGCCGGTCAGAAAATCAATAAAGCCACCAAAAATTTGTTTGACGCCATCAATAACATCGCTGACATAGGTTTTCGCCAGTTCAATGATTTCGTGGAAACGTCCGTTTGTTTTTCCGTCCAGCCAGTCCAGCAGACTTGTCAGCCCCAGTTTGAACCAGTCCCAAATACCAAACACAAAGGTTTTCACGCCGGTAAGCATTTGGATAACCGACTGTTTCATTTTTTCTAAGTCGCCGGTCAGGATGCCGGAAATAAGCCCCAGCGCGCCCTGCACAATGTCCTTAATGCCGGTCAACATATCTCCTACCGGAGTACCCGCAAGACCGCACTTTTCTATGATAGTGTCTATGATCGCTCCAAAGATATACCCAACAAAGTCCAGCAAATCGGCCAGCAAAATACGGGCGTGGCTTACAAAGTTGATGATGTTGTCCAGAGCCGCGCCCCAATCCCCGGAGAATACGTTGCCGATAAACCCGGTGACATCCTTAAACGGGTTTACAATGTCCTGCCCTATCTTCTTGAGCTTGTCCGCGATTTTATCAAGAAATGCGAAATTTGCCGCCGTGCTGAAATCCGGTAGAATAATGCCGGATCCGCCGCCACCTTCGCCACTTAACTTGTTGATCTCATCAAACGACGCAAGCTGCTTACTGGCAGACTTTGCCGCTCCGCCCACGCCTTTATATGCGTTTTTCTGGTCATTCAGGGACTTTGCCGCGTTTGCGCTTTCTTTTGCCGTTGTTCCAAATAGGGCGGATACAATATTTGCGATAAACGAAACCACCGTAGCCAGTACCTTAACCAGCGCAGTAAACGCCGGGATGATGATCTGCACAAGCGGCTGTGCCAGCGTCAGTAGCGCACCCTTGAGCTGCGCAATAGCGTCCCGTGCTTCGCCGTTTACGGCCACCACGTCCGCCAGCCAATCCCGGAGGGCCGCCAACGCACGGGCAATGATGGTAAAGACCAGCGCCCGCTTTGCCAGCATTTTTACGCGCTTTGTGAACGCCTCCATGCCCTGGGATGCTTTGTCTAACCCTTCTTGTATTTTTCCTGCGTTCTTGCCGGTATTGCCAAGCTGCTTACCTAACTCACCGGCCTTTGCTTTCATTCGGTCAAGCTCCGCTTCGCCCTCGCGGATAGCGGCGTTCTGCTTGTCCAGTTTGTCATTCATGGCGTTCCATTCTTTTTCCATAGACGCTACAGCGGCCTCCTGCTGCTTGATAGCGTCGCTGGTGAAGAACTCGCCGCCGCCCTTCATCTGCGCCAGTTTGGCCTTTGCTTGGTCAAGCTGTGCGCCCAGGTTGTTGGCTTGGTTAAACAAAGTATCTCGCGCGGATTTCTTGTTGGTGAGCTTTTCCTGCAGCGCTTCTATTTTCTTTTCCAGCGCATTGAGTTCTTTCTGCGCCTGCTTATCGTCAATGTCGGCCTTGATGATAACGGAGCCGTCCGCGTTTGCCATATAATCACCTACTTGCTTTTATGGTATTTATGTGGTACTATGAACAAACCACAAAAAACTTCTTGGAGGGCGGAAGAAAATGGACAAAATGACTAAGTGCAAGACCTGCGGCGCTGATATTGCAAAATCTGCGAAAGTGTGCCCTGCCTGCGGGGCCAAACAGAAAAAACCGGTTGTGCTGATCGTTATAGCTGTGTTTATTGCTATCGGCATTATTGGCACTGCGCTTGGCGGGAACTCCCCAGAAAAGGTTGGGGATACAGGCGCAAAAGGCGGAAACGGATCAACTGCTCCGCAGAAAACGGAATTTGCAGTTGGTGACGTTGTCTCCCTTAAAGACATTGAAGTCACATTTATGTCTTGCACCCAATCAAGCGGAGAAGGTTTTTACACACCAGACAGCGGCAACGTTTTTCTATTTTGCGAATTTGCCATTGAAAACAAATCCAGCAAAGATATTTCCATAAGCTCTATAATGTCCTTCGAAACGTATGTCGATGACTACTCCACAAACATGAGCATGACCGGCACATTAGCCGCAGGCAAAGGCCAAATGGACGGCACTGTTGCAGCCGGGAAAAAGATGTCTGGCGTAATAGGCTACGAAGTCCCCGCCGATTGGAAAACGCTTGAAATCCGTTTTACCCCGGACTTTTGGTCTGGCAACGACATTACATTTATTGCAAATCATTGACCGCCGCGCAGCCGCCCTCCGGGGCGGCTTTTTACGTCCAGCCTTTGATAATTTCTTCCTCCGCCTCCGAGTACCGTCGCTTGATGTCGATAGCGTCGCGGTTTCTGCGGTAAAACTCCCTGTCGGCTTTGTCTTTTAGCTTGCCTTTTGCTTTCAGATCGCGTATGCGCACGATCTGCGCGAAGTAGCAATCCCCGATTTCTCCGTAGTACGAAAGAAACGTCCACCAGTGCAGATACGGAAGCGCCCGCACCTCTTGCCCCACTATGCGGTTGATTGGGGCGATGAGCAGTCGAAAGTCCTGTTCCCAGTCCATCAACTTGGTCGATTTTTTTTGCGTTTCCTCATTTCCGCCATTGATAAACCAAAAGCACTGTTTTATCGCTTCTTCCATGTGCTCCCCAGGCATAGTGAAAAAACCGGGGTAAAACATTCCCAACACGCCAAAGCACTTTTCTTCGCTCGTTAGTTCCACAGCAGACAGCGCCGAGAATATGTCCAGTATCACGCGGAAATCCGTTTCTATTGGGTATTCCGTTCCACACACCTCAAGGCTCGTCGGAAGGTCGTACATCATCTGTGGTACTTGGCCGTATACTTTGCAAGCTTCTCACTGTGAAAAGCCTTTTCACGCTTAATCCCCTCGTCCAGCTCGTCCATGATGGCAACCATAAGGTTCATCCACAGCGGCGCACCGTCCGCGATGGCATACACGCTGACATTGCCAAACAGTGCTTCACACACCGGCTGCTCAAACACCCCGTCAATGGTCTCGCGCATTTCGGCGTCCATATTTCGGAGCCAGTCAAACATTTCGCGGGCGCTCATTTTTTCTACGTTATCGTCTCGCGCATCCTGCTTCTTTTTCAGCGCGTCAAACGCTGTGTAAAGCTTGTCTGCAAACGCCGGATCGCTGGGATTAAAATACACCGTGCATTTGTCATTCAGGTGGTATTCCTGTACACCGGTGGTGATTGTCAATTCCTTCATGTGTTCCCTCCAAAACAGGGGCGGTTGCCCGCCCCTTTATTTAGGCCGCAGTAAACTCAATAGCGCCGCTGCTGCCCTTCTTCACAGTGCCCACAGTGCGGGTGCCGCCATAGGTGATCTCGCTGGTGATATTCAGGGTTCCGCCGCCCTCGCCGCCGATGCCGGTGATGGCAATAGCGCAAGCGTCGTAGCGCTCCGCAAACATCGCCTCGCCGCTGGTGGCGTAGAAGTGGCCGATCATCATGTCCTGATTTGCCAGCGCCTGGGCATCCTGGTCTTTTACTGCCAGGTTCCACATCTTCACCGCCGCAGCATCGCCCGCATCCAAGGGGATGGGATCAAAGGTCTGCGTGATGGTGGGCTTCTTCATGGTAGTAAAGGTGTGGCCCAGAATGTCCTGCTTGGTGTCGGTGCTCCAATCCATTTCCTCACTGCTGTCCTCAACGCGCTTACCGATGGCGCTCCACACAGGGGCGGATGCGGTGCCGGTATTCAGGTACGCAATAAGCAGTTCGCGGTCAATGGTCTGGCCCTTCGTGGTGTTGAATTCCAAATCTGCCATTATACATTCACCTCGTAATTCAGTTTCATAAGGATTTGGTGATCTTCGTCCCCGTTTTCATACATGGCAAACAGGGAAGATCGCGTGGTTGGCTCCATGCTGATAACGCGCTTGTCATCGCCAATGTCGGGTTTCTGACCATTTGCCCAATCTCCGATAGCGTTCAACAGTTCGTCAGCCTTGAGCCGTTTGTCGTTGCTGTTCCCCGGCTTCACTCGGTAGATTATCTTGAACTGATACTCCGCCACATAGCCGCCGGTGATATACTTCCGCACGATGTAAGCCGCTTGGATGGTCGACATCGCCATAGCGGAAGTGTCGGCGGGAAGAAACTCAAAGCGGATCAGGTCGACTGGCAGCTCCGGGTATGTGTTCAGCCACACAAGCAGCTTGCGCGATACCTGATCTTCTTCCGCCGCCGGCACGGCCTTTTTAATCTTTTCCAAATTTCTTCACCGCCTTATCTGCCACCCGCACCCACTTCTCCATGTTCTGCGCTTTGGAAGCGTCAAACCAGTGCGCCTGTGCCTGCGGATGCATTGTTGTGTTAAATACAAGATTTCGGTCTGTGACCACCTTGTGCCCGCCCTTTGGGGCGTATGTGCTGCCGGTCGCCGGGTCTACCATCACTTTTCCGTAGTACGGAAACTGGGCGTATGGGCCGGGATAAATGACCTCGTTGCCAACCACCCGCGTTCTCTGCGTCAGGGAGCCTGTAAGCGCAGGCACAAAGGGGATGGTGTCTTTCATCACCTGTTGCGCTAAAACGCTTTCAGCGCGTTCACAGGCACTTGCAAGCTGCCGCTTTACCTCATCTATGCCGGACACGTCAACAGAGAACTTGAGCGACATCTTATGCCCCTCCGACTTCCCAATGCTGCATATCCACGCTGCCAAAATCTTTCTCGTCCACTTTGGTTACGTTGTAGCAGCCGTCCTGTGCCATAGCCACGTTTTCTTTGTCTGTGACAAACTCGCCTTTCACAAAGAAAGTCAGCCCACCATTACCGTTCACAGACAGCGTCCACAGCCCGGACTTGTCCGCCGTTGCAAGAAACGCCTGCGGGGGCGCGTAAGTTTTGGCCTTGCCTGTCGTGCCGTCCACCGCTTTCACGGAAAACGGAATGTACAGGTTTACCGCGTCCGCACTCTCAAGTCCGCTTTCACGCACGTTGACCGCCTTGCTGGCTTGCAGCATAACACCGCGCAGGATGGTCACATACAGCTTTGTGATTTCATCAAAAGTCGCCGGGTCAGTCTCCTGCACGGAGTTGTAGACCGTTATAGTGTGGGGCGCGTACAACCACAGCACCCCCCTCCCCGATACAGCAGCCCGGTATGAGCAAGGTATTCCATGCACGTTTCCGCAAGCAGTTTCTTTGCCCCGTCCGTCGCATTGAGTGCAGACAAGGCGGATTCCCCGCCCGTTGCAAGTGTTCTGGAATAGCTGCCTACCGTTTCGCTTTTGACTTCCGCGTCATTTGCCGCAGCGTTTGCAAGGTTCTTCACGGCAAGCGCCTGCGCCGCCTCGATGACCGCATACTTGTCAACCAGCGCGCAACAGCACATCTTTACCGCATCCAGATCAGCGTTGTCTTGCGCTCTGTTGCGCGTGTAGTAATCGAGGAAGGAGCTGGCGCGGACAACAAGACGCGGGAAGACATTTTCACTCACAGCGCCCATGTAAGTGCCAGAGTAGTATTCAAAGTCTGCGTAAGTCATCAGTGCCCTCCTTCCAAAACTGCGAGAATTTCAGCCTTTTTCATCGAACTGCTGACCCCTTTCACCCCGTTTTCATCGGCATACGCAAGCATTTCAGCTTTTGTCATGCCGGAGAAAGCCGGGGTGTCAGGGTCAGGCTCATTCAGCAGTTCAGTTAGCCCCCCACTGCCGGAGTGATGGAGCCGACAACCACGCCATCAATGCGCTCGGCGAACAGCACCATGCCGTTGATAACGGTATCGGATGCGGTCATGTTGGTGTAATCGGGTTCCTCGTGGATGCCGATATAACCGGTGGCGTCGGTTGTGAAGTCGAACACCTCGCCCAGATCGGCGCCGTTCACAGGGATGTAGTACAGGACGATGTTGTCCTTGGCGGTTGCGTAAATCTTGCCCTTGGGGACGCTGGAGTTCAGGATCACAGTGCCAAGACCGAGGAAGTTCTCGACATAGGTCATGCCGAAAGCGCTCTGCAGGGTGATGTTAGCAGTTGCGAGATAGTCCGCAACATCCAGCGGGTTCAAAAAATACACCGCGCCGATCTCGTCATCCTCGAACAGCACCTGCAGCTGACCCCACGCCTGAGCCAAGGTCGCCTGGAAGGTCGCGCCAGACGCCTTGCCCGTGCCGGTTGCGAGGAAGTCGAAAAAGTCTTTGCGGATACCTTTCTGGACGTCCTTGAGCATTTCGTCGGTGGTCATTTCCACTGCCTGATCGTAGCCGCGATCGGTGATTGCTTCGGCAGAGGTGGCCTTGCGCCACTTCTTGAGCGTGATCTCCTTGTAGTCCACGGCTTCGGTCTTATACTTGCTCAGGGGGATGGTCTCACCCTCGGCAACGGCGCCGCTTTCTAGCGTACCAGATGCCTTGTAGCTCTTGAGCACAGTGCCCGCCTGCTTGGAAATCTTGCGGGTAACGCCAAGAGCCTCCATCAGCTTCTTGATGGAATAACCGAACATTTCGGTAAATTCGATTTCGCGCACACGCGCGAGGTCAGCTTTCTTAATGAGCTTAGGATCAGCAGCCATTTTTATTCTTCCTTTCTAAACAAATCCATATTTGCGGCGATTGCAGCCCGCCGCTCCGCTCTGTCGGTGATCTTCATGATCTCGTCTTTGGTCATCGGCTTCCCGCCATCGTTAAGACGACCGCCCATGTCCACGCGGACGGATGCCTTGGCAACAAGCCCCTTATAGGTGCCATCCACAAGCGCATCAAGGGCCTTAGTGTCCTTGATTTTTTCACCGTCCAGCTCCAGCGCCGCCATTTCCTCTCCACATCCGCGCATGGCGAGGTCGAGATTTGCGCCGGTGATGTTTTTGCTCTCAAAGTAAGCACGCACGGCCTTTTCTTTCGCCGCCTTGCTTTCCTTTGCCGTGACGCCGGATTTATAAGCTTCAAAGTCCGAGTGTTCCTTCTCGTACTTTTCCTTATAGCCGCCGTCACCCGCTGCCTTGAGGTCATCCAACTGCTTCTGGACGCTTGGCAGTTTCTCCGCATCGGCCTTGTATCGGCTTACATCCGCTTTCAGACCGTCCACAGTGTCGGTATGCGCTTCGATGATGGTATCTACCTGCTCATCAGTAAGGCCCATACCCTTCAAAAGTTTGCGTGTAAGTGCCATGACACTATCTCCTTTTCTTTGGCCGCGTTTCTTTGCGGACGATAGTTTTTATAAAAACCGCTGTGCTTCGCGGGTTTTACTTAAACAAAAGAGCCAACCGGCTACAAATCGTAGTCAGTTGGCTCCTATTGCCCTTTCCCACGCCCAATTACGCGGGAGTTGAATATTTGATTGTTTTTTTGACTTCTAACACGATGTAACCGTCACCCTTGCGCCGGATCTCCACATCGTTGCCGCGCCGGATAATAGCCTCGATGGTCTGCATCAGTTTATCATCCATCAGCCCACCCCGATTTCTTTCAAATACGATTCATACTCATAGGGGATGCCAATGTCATAATTCTTGTAGTAATGCAGAAACTCATACGGGAAGGTGAATTTACCGTCCCAAAACATACCTGCGTGAAGTTCTTCGCCAGTAAACATATCAAAACTGGGCAACGATGTCAGCCCGGCATCAAGGGAGGAAATGTGGCTTAAAATCGCTTCTTTTGGGATACTATTTTTGTATTTCTTATAGTCTTCAAAATTCTCAATAGAATTCTTGTATGGCAATCCTTTAAAAAAACCGAAATCCATGTCACTTTCTCCTTCCTCTTTGATTTGGGGTAAACGGCAAAATATTTCCTTCCCCATGTGTTCCTACTTTCAGTACGCCAGCACCGGAAATAAAAAGCACATCGTCTGGGGCTTTCACTTCAACGCCAAGTGCATTTGCCAGCTCTTCTGCAAAGCAATAATCGTTTTCCATGCGTGCGCCTGTGCTGCAAGATAGCAAACGAACTTTCTGGCCATTCCACCCTTTACTATGCCGAATGACTGCGGCAAGTAAGCGCGGTGACATATTGAGTTCTTTTGTACCAAATCCGACTGCCGTCTGGCTTCCGTGCATAGCGACGTCAAAATACGTTTTAAGAGGTTTTACCCTTTTAACGTTTTCATTCAGCGGGTCACCGTCCGGGAAGCAAGCAAAGCCATTTTCCAGCTTCATTGTACGTCTTTTCACAATAGAATTCAAGTTATCTCTTGCGTCTGCGCCGAAAAACTTAAGAGTGTCTCTATCGTCTTTAGCGTAAGCCGCTGCCACTTTTGCTCGTTGCGTTTTTATGGAATTTGCCGCTTTGATTGTTGCGTCATCCGTAAAATAGACGCGCATCCGCTCCGGTTGCTCCGGCAGTCCAGCCTCCGCGCTGAACGCCTTGTATTTAGCGTTTAGCCGCCGTAGCCGTATGTTTACCGCTGTCTCGTCTTCATGCAATCCTGCGGCTTTGTAGGCGGCTTTCTCGCGCTTGAGCTTTCGAATCTCCCGTTCCACACGCCGCTGCATTTGCGTTGCTTCATACGCTGTGTATGTTTTTCCGTCGTAGGTGCATCCCAGTCCATCGTCTATATGCTTGAGCTGGTCTTCAGTGTATGTCCGTTCAGAAACACCCTCCACCCACGGGAACCGCCTGTGTCGGCAGTTTGCACCTTCCAGACCATCAACAGCACCAAGACCGCAAACCTTATAGATGCTCGGGTAAATATCCCCGTCGCGGACACTGTAAACCTTTCCCTGCCAGTTCTTATGGCTTGACCAGGGAGATGGACCGGGTTTATCACGCGCTCCAGCGTGGGCGGAAACCTCAAAATATGGCGTCTCCAAATATTCGGCGGACTGCTCCGTGTATTTGGCACAGATTTGATTTATCCCGGTCATTACGGCCCTGCGCACAGCAACGTCGATTTTATCTCGGTGCCCGCTCTCATAATCAACGATTTTCAAACCACTTTGCGCCAGCTGCTTAACTGCGCTGGTGATCGCCTGATTGTAAGAAATCGCACCGCTCTGAATCTGCATGGCGGCGTTATCAAGAGCCCACTGATACGCACGGGCGGGGGAAAGCATCGTTTTCCCAGCATCCACCAGAAATCCCATGGAAGCAGTCAAATTCCGGAAGGTATCTAAAGTCTGTTTCCTAATTGCGTCCACCACAGCGGTATCAACCAGCGTTTCAGGCTTGGTGATATGGGCCAAGTCAATGATGTCGGTGTAATACTTCTGGTTTCGCTCCACTACACCGTCAAACAACTCATTCAGCTTTTTCTCGCTGATGCCGGTAGTCTGGCGTATGGCTTTCTCAATCTCTTTCAGATCGATGCCGTGTGACCGTAGCGCCTTGATGTCCTGCACCGTTACCTCATTCAGCTCGTCCCGCAGCTTCAGCCGGGAGCATATCTCCATCAGAAGTGCGTCCTCAAGCCCACGGTACAGCTCTGCCAGTTCTTCCGGCATGGCATCCAGCAGTTCAGGGGAGAATGGATACTTGCTCATCTTACATAGCCCAAAACTACCCAATTAGGGTTTTCATCTGTGCCAATGTTTACCCAAAAAGTACCGGGGTTTTCTCCATAGCCCATTACTCTACCTCCCCAATGTCAAAAATATCTTCTATGTTTACATTAGATTTTGCAATAATTCTCCCTTTGCCGTCCGCATAAAAATCGAGCATGTGTCCGTTCAGAAATCCAACAAAAAAGCCATTCGGCCAAATAGGTGGATTGTCGCAAAGTACAGACAAATTCGATATTTTGCGCATGTGAATGTCAAAAGAATATTCCTCGCGAAATTCACATGCCGTATTAAATGTAAAATAATCACATTCCGGCACAATTAAAAGCATTTTGGTGATTGTGACATATCTTGTGCAACAGTTCAGGCTCGACAAAAAAGATTTTACCATTCTTATGTAATCCCCCTTTTACTCTGTTTCCGTGTTTGGCTCATCCGTCATGTCCTGCATCTTCGGCAGCGCCGCCTTTGCGGTCGCCTCGTCCTCGTTCATCCAGCGCATACGAAACTCCCAATCGTTCATGATGCCAGCACCAAGCAACTGCATATCGCGGTTGAAATCCTGTCCTTTATCCTCGATGATGCTGTCATCAAAATCAATGCTGATTTCAACTTCTTCGTTAAGTCCCGCACCCATGTAATGGTTTCCCATACGGAGCAAGATTCTGCATAGCTCCGTGATTGCTTGCTCGAGCAGAATTTCATGCTTCTTGATCGTGCGGAACATTGTGCTGTTTTCGCTGATGACTTGAGTGGCCGTTGCAATGCTCGTCTGGTCGAATTTGTAATGGTTCTCGCCAAATCCGCACTTGCTCGATAGTACGTTAAGCATATCCTGCATACCGGTGTTAAACTCTTCCGTGCGAAGCGTCATATCGACCTGTTGCAAGATGTTCCCATCGGCTGCGCGATCTTCCGGCAGCACATAGTAAACTGTTTCGCGCTTATCAAAGACAGGTCTTCCATTGATGTCTTTGGTTGCCTCCGGCTGTACCACGATGCGCTTTTTACCCAGCACAAATTCATTCACATAGCTGTCGTATGTAATGTCAATGCTCTTGAGTTGGTCGATGGCATAAGCAAACACTGCAACGCCCATCGGGTTTTCTTCGTCAGAGTTCGCAATGTTCAAACGGTCAATGACAAACTGCGGTTTGTCGCTGCCCGTATGTACGACAGGCGGAATTGTTTCAAATCCTCTTACGCTTGTCAGCGGGACTTCCTCTGCGTCATACAAATGGTTTTCAATGTCGTACTCCCCGCCATTCAGCCTATGCACCTGAATGTATGTGTACTCTCTGTCATCAACTCGTTTTCTCGACACAAACGCACACTCGCGTATAACGCCGTTGTCCCATGTCAGCGGATAGATGTTTGCGGCCGTAACATAGTTGATATGGATTTTACCAGTGTCTTTGACTTCTGCGGTATCTGGGTCAACTCCCATCTCTTCCACGATGGGGACATAGGCAATCGTGCCTACCGCCGCCTTACGCTCCTGAGATTCGTTTGATTTGACTTCCCAGTTATTATCAGCAAGAATCGCATCTACAAATTCCTGCTCCTTCTTTCCCTCAAGCGTGATATTCACGCGCTCGTTCATCAGCAGGTTTGCCCAGTCCTCGCAGATTTTCTTGCCCATGTTGACGGAATACCGATGGCATTCCAGCTCTTCGATGCCGTTCCAGACCGTATAACTGTGGAAGTCTTTTACATCGCCGTCATACCACGATTTCCACACATCGATCAGCGAGTAAAACTTACTGTCGACCGTATCAAAGCCCAATTCTTTCAATGCTCTGCGGATATCCACTCTCTCACCGTCCCATCATGTGACCGGCACGCTCCAGGTCTTTATAATAAGGTTCAATGCTGTACTCAAAGGCGTCCAAGCTGTCGATGTCGGACGTGCCGTCATCCAAGCGCTCGTCCTCAAATTTATCAGGATCATAAATCGCGGTTTGCAGTGCGTCGATGAGATGCGGGCAGTTGCGAGAAACCTTAAAACGTCCCTGCTTCATCAGCAGCACCACCAGCCGGATTCTATCTGTGATTTGCAGTTTCATTGCATTCTTGACCTGCGTCCCAAGGTGCATCTTCTGCGCGGTGTGATCCAACCCGCGAATCAGCACCGTTTCCGCACTGTCTGCCCGCGTCTGGCTGTATCCGTACTTTGCCGTAACCATTTGGCAGAACGTAGCAAAACGCCTATTCAATGCATCAGGATCAACCTCTTCGTTCTTGATATATTCTTCTTCCAGCGCGACCACACGATAATCTTTTGTAATGCCGGTCGCCTGAAACTTTGTCGCGGACTTTGTACCACCAAAGTCAACGCCAATGGAAATGACGGAAAACTTGGTGTCGTTTTCCTCTGCCCATTTCAAAGGATCCCCAATCAAATACTTTTCGGTGTTGTTTGCAAAGTCCTTGTAGACAACGCCCTCCGCCGCCACCCAAAGGCCGCGCACATACCGGTCATAGAATATGCCAGCATACATGTTTTTGTAGCGCGCAAGCGTCTTATCACTCAAACCGGGGTTGTCGGTCATTTCGAAGTGCAGATATAGCGTGTTCCGTTCGCGGTGTCGCTTAATCCACTCCTGATAAAACCAGTGGTGCGGGCTTCCGGGGTTGCAAGAGAACCACAGCTTTGCACCGTCTACAGAGCATCGTGCAAGCGCCTGTTCCACAAACGAGCGCGGCATCAGCACCACTTCGTCCAGCAGAACGCCCGCCAGCGTGCGGCCTTGGATCAGCGTATAGCTTGCCTCGTCCTTGCCGCCGAACACTTCAAAGTAGTTTGTCACGGCACCGCGCCGCACTTCCATTACCTTATCGCCGCGCCGCCAGCGTATGATATAGCGCTCTTTGGCAAGGCTCATCGCCGTAAACGGCACGATGATGTTCTTGGTGCAGCTATCCACCGTGCGGCCACACACGCCGAAGCGCTGGCCGCTGAAATTCTCCATCGCCCAGCGGACGAACGCCCACATCATGATGGAGGTTTTGCCGGAACGCACCGCGCCGTCACAGATCAGCGCGTCATACTTGGAATAGGGGAAGGCAAGGATCTTCTGCTGCTTTGCGCTAATCATCGCTTTCCAACCCCTCTGCCATTTCGCGCAGGCTTACGCTCAAAGCGTCCTCCTGCGTGTTGTCAGTCGGCAAGCCAATCTCCACAACGTCACGCTGGCCAAGGTACTGTTTCCCCAGCCAAATAGCCATGCTTGCGTTCTTTGCCGCAAGCTGCCACTGGCTCCGACGCAGCGAAATTTTCCCCGCTCCGCGCTTTTGTTTAAATACCTCGGAAAAACTGGCATGATAGGTGCGTTTACACCAACTGTCCAGTGTTTTATCAGTCACATCAAACCAACCGCAGATCTCCTCAAGCGTGCATTGCAGGCCGCAGAGGTTCTCGAACTGCTTCTGGTCTATTTCCTTTCTTGGCCTTGCCATACGCGCCCTCCTTTCTCTGCTGGCGTTTAATAAACTTCTCCATGTCTTGCTTCAAATACGGGCTGCTGGTTTTGGCAATAATCGCCTGTGCTTCTTCAATCGTCATTCAAAAGCACCGCTTTCTTCCCCGTAAACTTCTCCCACCGGTCAACAATGACATCGGCATACTTCGGATCATACTCCATGCAGAAAGCGTGTCTGCCATTCTGCTCCGCTGCCATGATCGTTGTGCCGGACCCAGCGAACAGGTCAAGCACATTCTCGCCCGGCTTACTGGAGCACTGCATCTGGTAATCAAACAGCTTAATCGGCTTCATGGTCGGATGCTCCGCAGATTTGACAGGCTTATCAAAATTCAACACGGTTGTCTGTCTGCGGTTCTTGAAGAAATAATGCTTCTTCCCTTCCGTCCAGCCGTACAGGCAAGGTTCGTGCGCTTCCTCTTCAATCTCGCTCTCACCATACAAGCAAGGCTCATGTTTCCACTGGAAATCCTGTCTCCCCATCACAAGGGAGTTCTTCACCCAGATCAGGCACTGCCGGACACGCAGCATCGCATCTCTGCACGCGCCTCGGAAGTTATACCCCTCGCTGTCTGCGTGCCAAATGTAAAATGGAGCGCCGGGTTTCATAACCATCGCCGCATTGGAAAACGCGTCCGTCAGGAACCGTCTAAATGCCGTATCCTCCATATTGTCGTTCTTAATCTTCCCGGCGGTGCCCTGATAGTCCACATTGTACGGAGGGTCTGTGAGCAGCAAATCCATTTGTGCCCCCCCCACGAGCTTCTGTACGTCTGTCAAAGACGTGCTATCTCCGCACATAAGGCGATGGTCTCCAAGCTGGTACACATCGCCAAGTTTGCTCTTCGGCTCTGCCGGTAAAACAGGATCGTAGTTGTCCTCTACAACTGACGTGTCGAGTTCATCACGCAACCCCCAATCAAAGTCAAACGCCGACAAATCCAGCCCAGGCAGTTCATCGGGCAGCAGGTCAAAGTCCCAATCGCTCTCGTTGCTCTTGTTGTCCACCAGCCGCAGGGCGTTTACCTGCTCCGGTGTCAGATCATCCACACAGACGCACGGCACTTCTTCCATGCCCAGCTTCTTTGCCGCCATAGCGCGGCAGTGGCCGATTACAATCACGCCGTCGCGATCAATCACAATCGGCTGAACAAAGCCGTACTGCTTGATGCTCTCCGCAACGTTGTTAATCTGCCGCCTGTCATGCTTCTTTGCGTTGGATGCATACGGAATAATATCTGCAATCGGTTTGTTATGGATAACCATAAGTCTTCCTTTCCTGACGCAGCGGCCTCCCACCACTGACCTTTGTCATTGCCGCGTCCTCCCCCGGCTTTCGCCACACCTGTATTCATGTCTTCCCTGGGACACATTACAAAGAGGTGCGGGAAGTCCTGTTTTATAATGTTCTCCGTGCATATTTCCCCGTCAGGGCGGAGCCGAAGCCCCGCCCCACCGGGTAGAAAGAGGAGAAAAGAAATGAATCGGCACGGGCAGGTTGCCCCCGCATATCCAGCATACCTATATGTATATCTCCCGCGCACCCCTCAAACGAAAAATTTTTTATTTTTTTAATTTTCCCTCTTGACGTACCACGCAATGCGTGGTAGTATATAGACAGATCAAGAAACAGTGCAGCCGCATAGCGGCAGAAAGGAAAATATTATGAAAAAGCTTATCGACACCGCCACCAACACCACAATCTGCGAGATCGTATCCAACCACAGCATGACGCTGGACGAGGCCATTGAGTGCGCAGGAGGCGAGATCCTGAACGCCACCGAGGACAACGTCATCATCGACGGCGTGACCTACTGCTACGACGATCTGGATTTGGTTTACAGCCCGGACACGATCACCCCCGTCGCCCACTGGGCCAATGCCCAGCCGTCCAACGATATGCCCATCTACAACATCGGCGGCGTTTTGTACTGCGCCGACGGATGGAACGGCGAGGCGTATCTGCATTCCTTCCGCGTCCTGAACGCCTACGCTCTGGACACCGAACACCCTCAAGAGGTGGAGCTGTGGCCGGTCTACCGATTCGAGGCTGAGAATCGAGACTTTGACGAGGGCGACGACACCGCCGCCGAGATTGTGGGCTTCGCAATCCGCTGACCTCGTGCTTCGTGACCCTGGGAAATCAGCGCCACACAACTCAAAAAGGAGAAATTGCCATGACCACCGACAAACTGTTCGTTACCCTATTCGGCGAAGCCATCACTTCGCCCGACCGAGACGCATTCGTCTCCGACTGGTCGCTGTCCTCCGTCTGGGACGACGCGCCGGACGCGGACATCCCCGCAGACCGCATCGACCTGCTGGCGCGTCTCTGGGACGCAGCCCACCTAACGATCCGCGACATCCGGCAGCACACCGGCCTATCACAGGCGGCCTTTGCCACCCGGTACTGTATCCCCACCCGAACACTGGAGGACTGGGAGCGCGGTGTGCGTAGCTGCCCCGACTACCTCCGACTCCTGCTGGCACAGTCGACCGGCCTTTACACAAGACCATGAAGATTAAAAGAGGACACCATGCAGGTGTCCTCTTTTTTTATAGCATTATTACGTCCTCCGGGAAAAACGTCTCACGAACGCCCTTGCACTCCGCCACGATGTAGCGCCCCTTGGGATGCACATACACCACCGTCGCCTTGCGCACAGGATACTGCTTGTCCGTGGTCGCCCCGACGCCGGGGAACGGCTCCGGCATCGTCAGAAACCGCGCCCGGATCATATCACCGACCTGCATTGTCCCCGTCCTTTCCGTCCATCTTCGCGCCGCAGTTGGGGCAATAGTTGGCACAAAGAGGCAGTACCCCGTCGCATTGAAAGCATCTGGCGTAGAACCCCCCGTCGTCAACCTTATGTCCATGCACCACCGGGGCAACGTCAGCGGCTGGCATATCCGAGATGGATTGCAAGTTTTTTGCGCTGCACCCGTCCTGCATTAGTTTCATAAGTGCCGCTTCTCGCTTGATGTATTCAGGCATTGTCCGCACCTCCGTCCATTTTCGCCCCGCAGCTGGGGCAGTAATCCGACAACAATTCAAACCCATTTACAAGCACTTGCGCCGCATCGTGGCAAACAGAGCACTCGTGCCTGTCTGGTGAGGGAACAAAGTTTCCTGATTCTTCCCACGAAATCCACCGCCCATGCACCACGGGCGCAACGTCGGCGGCGGGCAGTTTCTCCAATATCTGCGCCGCTTTTTCAAAATACGGAGCAGCGTCCATTAAAACCGCCATGTTTGCTTTTGCACGAAGAATAGACACGCCCGTCCTGCGCTCAATGTATTCATCCATTGTCAGAAGTCCTCATCACATACGCCACGCAGTTCTCATGGTCATTCCCACAAAGAAATGGCGCATACACGCACGAATCGCAAATTGTAAACATCTCAGTTAGTGTCATTGTCAGCCCTCCTGTTCCATGCTTCGATTGCTTTTGCTTTGCTGGGCAGCCCAGATACTTTCATCTTCTTTGTGTGGAGGCCATCACCAGCCCTATATCTCCCACAACCGGCAGCCCACCCAAAATCTGCTCTATCGTAGGTATCGTACATATGGATAACGATTGCAACTCCACCGCACTCAGGGCAGCGTTTCAATTCATCCATTGTCTATCACCTCCACATAGCACCAGCTCTGCGGCGCGCGCTTGATGTCATATGGCGCTGCGCCGAATCTCGTATTGCGCAGTCCGGTAAACTCGCTCAGTTCGCGCGGCGCGTCGTAGATGCGCAGGTCGGAGATGTGCCAGCCGTAAAGTATCTTGTCTTTAGCATACTTTTCCGTGTCAAATCCATCCATACAGGCAGCCATGCAAAAAATCGGGTTGGTATTCCGCGGTGAGCCTATCCAAAACCCATCGCAGGTAAACTCGCCGATGACCTTGCCCCACGACCCGCGCAGCCTGCGTGCGTCTCTGCCTTGCGTGCAATAGATATAGCACCTGAACGGATTTTTCAGCTTTTTGGGGCGGGTCTTGCGGACCTCAATCGTTTTCTCACCGTTGGCGATTTTCTCGCACCATTCCGGGCGAATGCTTATCATCACGGCCTTGCTCATTTCATCGCCTCCAGTGCTTTCTCCGCCTCCTCGCGGGTCAGGAATACGGTCTTGCCGATTTCCTCGGCGTTTATACCTGACAGCGATTGCCAAACAAACCCTTCGTCCAGGTCCCACTCAATAAACAAACCAAATAGCTCGACGCGGATGGCCTTAACTCTATACACACTGATCGTTTTTCGACCCGTTACTTCGTAAAGCCTATCGCCCACCTTGCAAGGCGGCACCACCACGCGCTCGTCCTTGTCGGCCTCGGCCAGCTCCTCCAACCGGTCAAGATCGCAGCCTCGGCACAGTTGGCGAAGTGTCTCTGCGGCTTCGTGATCCATGTCGATTTCCTCCGGCTCAAGCCCCGTGTCCTCGTAGGCCGCGAGGCGCATCATAATGACATCCATGTCGCTTACGATGGGTATTGCGTGCGCGTGTCCTGCAATGCTTTCATATTCCGTCAGTCGTTCCATCACTCTACCTCCTGCATCCAGAACTCGCGGCGGCAGTCGCTACAAGTGCTATTAGGCCTTTCGCAGCCATTATACACGCTCCTGTCCGATGGAAAAATCGGACTTGGGCATACTCGCAGCACGCCATCATCCCCAACAATCGCCTCCGGGAACTGCTCCAGAAACACGCTCTGCCGCGTCTTGCGCGGGTGTGCGGCAGACCATTGCTCGACGACCTTAACCGCGATTACCGGGTCATAATCGTCCTCCAGCCCAATGCTGGGCGTGACCGCGCCGCTCTCGTACATCCTGTTTCGCTCCTGTAAAAACTTCACAGCGTCCATTTACTTTTCCTCCTCGCTAAGTTTCAGCCACGCCAAAAACTGTTCGTGGTACTTATGGTACTCGAAAATCAGACTTTCCCCCTTGCAGACAGCCCGAAACTTGTTGCTAAACGCTATCCATGCACAGCATACCAACCAACAGAGAAAACCAACAATGGCGATGCACAGGAGTCCGCCGCCCAGCCCACACACGATAATACCGATAATGCGAAATACAGCATCCATTTAATTCTTCTCCTTCTTTTCCGCAATGCTCTTGCACAGCTCTCTCCAGCAGTCTTTATGCACCGTCATGCGTACCCACCAGCTTTCGTGGAAACTGTGTGTAAGCCGCTTCATCTTGTACTCGCTGGCTTCGCTGTCGCATTCAATTTCCTTTTTGCAAATATCGCAAAAGACCTTGGTCATCACAGTTCCCTCCATTTGCACCCGTCACAGGCGCCCTCGTGTGCGTATTTGTACTTCCCGCAGTATTGGCACAGCTCGTTTTTCATGGCGTGCAGTTCGCTTTGCTCCTCCTCCACCGCCACGGCCTTGGCAAACTGCGCCAGTCCATCACTCATGTCCGCGATCTGTGCATCCCGCCGCAGTACGGTATCCCGCAGGGCGGCGTTTGCCTGCAACAGCGCCTCGATGTGCCGCTGCTGGTTCTCGATCAGGTCAGCGGCGGCGCACAGTTCCTCGGTCATTTCTACCTGTTCGTCCGCATCTTCCCCATACTCCGCCCAAGATGAAAACTTACGCAGTGCCGCCGCAATTTCATACGCTCTTGTCATTTCATTCCTCCTCTGGAAAATGTTTCTTTGTCACCGCGATAGGAAACGGCTCGATCTCGCTTGCCCACCGCGCCGTGCCTTTACCGTGTATGCGTTCCCAGATCAGAGGGAACCCTGCGATGCCATCAAATAAGCTACCCAGCGTCGCGTCCTCCGGCAGATACCGCGCCATACGCCGCAGCATCCAGTCCCAGAAGGGCAGGGCGATGGAGTTGCCCAGCGCCTTGTACCGTGGGCTGTCCGCACTTCCTTTCACTTTTATTTCGCGCCCGCGTTTATCTGTTTTAACCCAATCCCCAATATCCGTCCATCCGTCCGGGAATCCTTGCAGCCGTTCGCATTCCATCGGTGTCAGGAGGCGCACGACCATGTTCTGCCGGACTGTATTATTCAGGTTTAGACTTTGCCCGCCGCTTTCTTTTGCTTGCAGCGTACCGTTTACCTCTCCGCCCTCTCGGAAATTGCGGCAGTCGACGGCGCACACAAGGTCTGTGCTGTCCTTAAAGTCCCGTTGCTTGCAACTGCTTGCAACCTCGGCGGCGCGGTAATCTCCAAACCCATTCATCTGGTATGTCAGCGGCACTTGATTTCTGCCCGTGCCCATCCTCGCCTGCAAACTGGGTGCCTGCTCCCCACACTCACGGATGACGTCACAAGCGTGTGTCATGTCCAGCGCCACCACTGCGGGCTTATTCCCGCCGCACTCCGCGTTCAGCGTGGGGGATGGGTCGCCCTCTTTGCCGATGCCAAGACCGTTGCCGCTGCCATCGTGGTTGCGGCTCTCTCCGCCGCCCTGCCATCTGGTGGCTTTGTCGTTGATGGGGATAGCCACAAATATGGCAGGATTGTTCACACCACCGCCAACACCGCCTTGCAGTGTGGGAGATTTTCCGTTTGTGTCAAAAATGCGCTTGCTTTGGCAATCCCAAGCCGTCATGCAGTCCCCGACTGCCGGATTAAAACCGCTTTCAGCCGCTCCGGCAGGTCTTTCCCCCGCCGCTCCGCTCTCCGCAATATCCCCTGACACGCTTTCGCGGTCAAATTGTATTTGGGCAGCGGATTCGCCTCCAAAATCTGCGACAACCGAGATTCTTCGGCGACGCTGTGGGGTCCCCAAACGGATAACATTTCCTGTACGGCTGTCTCGGATGGTTTTTCCCCAGTCTTTAGCGTCGTGAGTTCGCCAAGCGATAGACCACCCATCACCGTCAATGGCTCCTGCTTTTGTCCATTTCCACTTTTCCGGCAGTCCAGATAGAGAAAATCCTGGTTCTGCGATACGCGCAATTTCTTCCAGCACGGCGTGGAAGTCTTTTCCTCTGTTGCTGCTGAATGCTCCGACAACGTTCTCCCAAACGAGAAACCGAGGTCGGACCATGTTACCTGTCCGTCCATTCCGTTTGTCCTCCGCTCTCATTTCTTTTACGATGCGCACCTGCTCCATAAACAAGCCGCTTCGCGCTCCCGATAAACCGGCGCGTTTCCCAGCGATGGATAGATCCTGTCTAACAAGGTGAACCACCTGTAATACACCAAATGGGTTCAATCTCTGTCCCATTTATTTTCGTAATATCGCCTAAATGTTTCACCTAAATCACCTCATAATCTCCAAACACAACGCCGCACTCGTCCTTCAGCACGTCCTTGATGTGCTTCCGCTTGATGCGGCCTTCGTTTATTTCCTCTGCCAGCTTCTCCAGGCACTCGTACAGATACGCGATGCTGTGGGTGTCCCGGCTGTCCGATGTCTCCTCTTGGACGTGCCAGCCGCATTTGTCCATCAGCACCATTGCCACCATGTCCATGTTCTCCCGTGTGCCTTGCAGCTTGCCACGCATAAAGATGCGGTCGTCCCGGCTCAAATGCTGCTTTCCCACGTCACACCTCCCGTATAGCAAACCCGTACCTACTGCGGAACAGCTTTGCTTTCATGGCATACTCGCGGGTACGCATCCCCTTTACGTCCTCCACCACCGGCAACCAATACCGCTGGCCGTAGCTGTCAGGAGCCGTTCTGCGCTCGTACACGAAGTCCGCGATGTAGTCGATACTTTTCACGCGGTCTCCCTCAAACGTCGTGTACGCCTCTTGCAAGCAGTACCGTACCTGCAATTTCAGCCCCCGTATCTCCCCGGCCTTTTGCAGCAGCATCAGCGCGTCATAGCGCTCCGCCTCCTTCTTGCTGTCGAAGGTCAGCTTGCCGCGCCGCGTCTTCTGCGCCTTGTACTTGCTTGGCTTGCGCATCTTCTCCATGACCTGCTCCTGTGCCGCAAGCCCCAGCCGCATCAGATCCTCACTGTTCATTCAACAACCCTCTTTTCTCCAGTCCACGCCTGCTCATGGTGTAGCGCTTGACCGTCGTCATTTTCTGCGCTTTTCCGCAGCGCTGGCACACGCCCTGCGCCCATCCGTGGAACGCTGGCTCGATGATGTAATCCGCCGCCATCTCCTGCAAACAGGCCACGCACAGCCGCGCTCTGGCCACGCGCCAGATGCCTTTATCCATCCAGCGCCTCCTTGGCCTCCTGCCACGTCATCCCGTGTTCCCGTGCATAGCGGGAGATGCGGCCCAGCTTGCGCTCCTTGTGGACGTAGTCCCGCATCCATGCAAAACGCTCCATCGTGTCCTGCGCCTGTTCTTCCTGCGTCTGCTCCTCCTGCGGCTCAATGCCCATCGTGATATCTGCCACATCGGGAAAAAATTTATTGCGTCTGGCATAGGCGACGGCGGCGGCTCTTACGTCCGCGTAGCTGTAAGGCTCTAAGGCGATCTCCCACGCCAGCTTCATTTTTGTCGTGACCTGCTTGTTCGGCCAGAACTGGGAAAACAGGGTAAAAAGCTTCTCAACCTCGCATTTGTCCATTTCTTCCTCCTCCGGTAGTACATACTCCCGCCGCCGTAATATATAACATTCGTTCTCTTACTCTCCCTCTCTCTCTTACTCTCTCTCTTTCTCCCCCTCTTTCTCCTTGCGCCTTTGTTTTGCGTTTGTTCCACTTTTGTTATCCGTTTGATTCTGATTTGTTCTGGCGGTTGGCGGCTTTATTTCTGCCGCTGTCCAGTGTGGGGCGAATCAAATTAAATGCGACACTGGCGGCGGGGGAGAGACTGCTGGACGGTTCTGTTTCGTTCAGCGCATAGTCGCAGATCGACAGAAGGATCTCCGCCTGCTGCTTTTTGGGGAGAGGCTGTATCGCATCCCAGTAGGAGCTATAAAACGTGAATTGTTTGCGCTTCACACCGCCTCACTCCTTCTTCATCGCCCCGATGACGTAAACGCCGCGCTCCTTGTCCAGCGCCACCTGCACGGTGTAGTCTGTCAGTGCTTGCGTCACCAGCTCCGCAGGGATCTCCAGATGGTAGCCCCACAGCGTGTCGCAGTCCTCACGCTTCTCGCCAAACTGTACGGCACAGGCGGCGTAGTGCGCATCCACGCCGCGCTTGAACGCCTCGATCACGCTCTCCGCGGCCTCGATGTGCTGCCGCTGGCGCTGTACGATGTTTTCCAGGTGCCGATTCTGCCGCCGCAGACCCTTGATCTCATCCTGCATCTTTCCCATTCTTTTCTTCCTTTCTCTCGTACTCGTCCGTCAGGTGCCGTGCGATGGTGCAATGCTCCCACGCACCGGCACAGAATTGATTCATGAAGCGGGATGCCGCGCCACCCGTCTCGAAGCTGACGCGGCTTCCGCCCTCGCAGCAGACCCGCCGTTTCTCGCTGCTGGTGAAGTAGGGGCAGGTGTACCGCTTGTGCCAGTAATCCATGCCGCTTACCCCCCCCCCATCAGAACGGCAGGTCGCCGTCGTCCTCGTCGATCTCGGTAAAACCGGTGGGTCGCGCCGCACCGCTGTCAGTGTCCCGCTTGGCGTCACCAAAGTAGATGTTGTCCGCCAGCACCTCGGCGTTCCGGCGCTTGTTCCCGTCCTTGTCCGTCCGGTCCCGCAGCTGCAAGCGCCCCTCCACCACGGCCATGCGGCCCTTGGAGAAATACTTGGAGACAAACTCGGCGGTGTTGCGCCACGCCACCACGTCAATAAAATCCGTGTCCTTGGTGCCGTCCGCGTTCTTAAAGTCCCGGTCTACCGCCAGCGTGAAGCTGGTGACGGCGGTGCCGTTCTGCGTCCTGCGCAGCTCCGGATCGCGGGTCAGGCGTCCCATGATGAAAATCTTGTTCAGCATTTCTTATCTCCTCTCATAAGTAGCTTTTTCCGAACTCGCGGCGGAAGTCCTCCTCCGTCCAGCCCTGCTCCTCCATTGCCTTGAGCTGCCCGTACCGCCTCAGACGCCGCATCTGGTCGCCGTTCTTGTGTACCGCGCCGCGCCCGTTCCGGTGGCAGCGGTTGCCGCACAGGTACACCACAAGGCCGTACTTCTCGCTCTTCTTCCGGTTCGCGCCGCCGAGAATGTGGTGGCGCTCCAGCGGGTCACTTGGGTCGTTCCGCCCGCACAAAAAGCATCGCTTGTCGTTCATACGCTCACCTCTCCCCACCGGCTCACAAGGGCATCCAGCTCTCGCGGCGTCATGGTCTCGATGCCGACATCCCGGCAGTCCTGCACAATGGCGTCTATCAGCCGCGCCATCTGCTCTGTGTCGTATACGGAGCTGCCGTACCAGACGGTCACGTTTACGCAGCCCTTGATTTTGCTGGGGCCGGTATCGGTCATCCAGCCGATACCGTTCCGTTCCCAGCTCCGGCAGAACGCCTCCGCCGCTTTTTCCCGCAAGCACAGCACCTCGCTGACGCCGCCGATGCTCTGTATCTCCTGCCGGTATACCTTCTCTCTCGCAACGCCGTAGTGCGCCGCCAGATTGTCCAGCAGCACCCACGCATACCCGTTGGCATCGAGGCTCCGTCCCTTGCCCTTGATGGTGGCGGTGTACTCCTTGCCCTGCTTCAGCGCATCACAGACCTCCATCGCCGCCTCCGGTGACTTCACCCGCAGGCAGAGCCACGCGCCCTCGCTGTCCTGCGACCAACGCGCCGCGTTAACCGTTACTTGCTGCATGGTTGTTCTCCGCTCTCATGCAGCCCCAGCAGAGCCGCTTTCCGTACTTCTTTACCGCGTTCTCTACGATCTCGTTGGTGGGATACACACGATCCCCGCACTTTACCGCCTTGATGGGCAGTCCGCAGCACTCACACAGCACCGGCGCCTCCTGATTGTTCTCCGGCTTGTCATACTTGCTCTTGTCCGCGTCCCAATATACGTCCGCGCCAAAGCCAAGCGCCTTACAAGCCACAGAGATAGCGTCCGTCAGCGCCATCTTAAAGCACTCGTCGGAGGTATAAGGCCCGTTCTTCTCCTTCGCTACAAATGCGCTGCCGCCCGTGCCGGGAATCGCGTCAGACCACACGCCGTCGGCCTTTACAAACAGGTCAATGTCCAGAAATGCGGCTACTTCGCCGTTCGCGCCCTGCTCAAGCCGCTTGTCAGTGATAACGTATTTCCATCCAAAGCCGCAGGGACCGAACTTCTCTGTCAGCGCCTTAATACGCCACATGGGGTTGATGTCGGTCTTGCCTTTCAAGCGGCCCGCCTCGATGCGCCTTTTTGCGCTGTCCGGCACACTGCGGACTTCGTTGTAGATCGTCAGGTTATCCATCACTTCACCCCCATGTTCGACCGCTCACACAGCTCCGCACCGGTCACGGCCATGCCGGCCTTGAGCAGCGGCGCAATGTCCGTCTTGCTCACCGTCGGCTGGGCATAGGTGATCTTGCCGTCGTAGCCGTTGTCCATGCACCACTGCACCACCGCGTCCATGTCGGTGATCTCCACCGCCGTGCTCTTGCGGTATGTCACGGCACATTTGGCCGTCTGGAACGCCGCGCCGCCAAGCGCTTTCTCTGCGTAGTCCAGCAGTTTCTCCCGCTTGCGCTCCAGAGCCTTGCGACGCTCGGCAAGCTCCTTCTCCTCCTCGCGGATGGCCTTTGCCTCCGCCGCCAAATTCTTTGTCCAGCAGAGTACGCCCTCGATTTTGGCGTCCCGCGCCATTTGCAGCGCCTCGAACGCATCAAAATCCAGCACCTCGCCGGTCTCGTGGTCGATCAGGTTCTCCAGTTCCTGATCGATGTGATACAAACTCATACTCATTTCTGGTCCTCCCATGCGTCCACCGTCTCAATGCAAAACTCGCATCCAACGATGACGCCGTCCTTGTTCTTGTAGTAGGTGTCCGTCTCCTCCCCGCACACGGGGCAGACGGGCATTTCGTAGTCCTTCGGCTCTAAGGGCCGCTCCGGCTCCCAATACTGCATCACGCTTCTCATACCGGTCGCCCCGCCGCTTTCAGCACGTCCCGCATCGGCTTTCTGGCCTTGAGGATGGACATCGCCCGCGCCGTGTCCCGCTTGTACTGCCGGTACAGGTCTCCCAGCTCCTCCGTCTGGTAGTATCCCTCGCCGTCGTTGCAGATCATCACGCCCTGCCGCTTGGCTTCGCTGACGGCCTTTCGCATCATCCGGTCGGAAGTATGCATCGCCGCCGCCAGTTCCGCACGGCTGATGGCGTTTCGCCGCCCGTGGGGAATCAGCGCCGCAATGCGCTCCGTTTCCGCCGTCCGCTGGGGGATGTCGGCCTTTTCCTCGTCGCCGTACAGATATGCCCGGCTGGTACGCAGTGCCGCCTCCAGCGCCGTCAGCACCTCCTCTGTGGGCAGACACACGCCGTTTTCAAACCGGCTCACCATGCAGGTGTCGATACGGGGATCCACCAGCTTCAGCACACCGCTGACCGCCTCCTGCGTCAGCCCCAGCTCCAGCCGCCGTTCCTTCAATCGGTTCATTGCTGCACCTCCACCCATTCCCCGTTCTTAACGGTGTACCACACGCCGGGTTTCAGCGTTTCACCATCCACAATGGCGGACAGAATGGCGGCGATATCGCCGTTCGTCTTTCGCTCTACGCAGACAACGGCGTTTCCAATCTCTCCCATTACGCGCCCATAAAAACCAGTAGCCATAGCCACACACCTTTTTCCGGTGGCGGATGCTGCGCCCCTCTCGCCGGTGGCGGATGCTGCGCCCCTCTCGCCGGTGGCGGATGCTGCGCCACTCCAGCCGGTGGCGGATGCTGCGCCCCTCTCGACGATGGCGGATGCTGGACAAATCA